GCCTTGAGTGACTGTTACATTACCGCCAGTTACATTCGCATTTACATTACCAGTGACACTTACATTACCACCTGTTATGTTTGCTTGTATGCTAGGTAATGAAGTAATGCCTGCAATGTTACCTGTAATGCTGACATTACCTCCCGTAACATTTGCATTTACACTTCCCGTAACAGATACATTACCGCCAGTTATATTTGCATTTACATTACCTGACACAGACCACGGAGTGGTACCTTGACTGACTGTAATATTACCACCAGTAATATTAGCATTAACATTAGGCATAGTGCCAATGTTAACATTTCCAGTAATACCCACATTACCATCTACTGTAATACTTCCACCGCCGTCAACTATTGTTACATTACTTGTAATACCTGCAATGTTACCTGTAATGCTAACATTGCCACCTGTTATATTTGCTTGTATAGATGGAAGGCTTGTTATACCTGCAATGTTACCTGTAATGCTAACATTGCCACCTGTTATATTTGCTTGTATAGATGGAAGGCTTGTTATACCTGCAATGTTACCTGTAATACTAACATTGCCACCAGTAATATTTGCATTAACATTACCTGATACTGACCAAGGAATAGTTCCTTGTGTAACATTAACATTGCCTGTTATGTTTGCAATGTTGCCAACAACACTAACAGGAAGATAAGGTACATCAAGTATTCCACTTGTGCCTATTTCATCTAAATGAACATGCACTGGATCTTCAGGAGAACTGTTTACTGTTACTGTGCCTGGTATTACTACATTACCTTCAATGATAATGTTTCCAGTAAAGCCAGTGCGAACATACACATTACCACTTGGTTCATCTAACGCAAGTGCTTCTGTTATGTTTCTAAGATACCAAGGCTTTACGTTGTTTGGATCTGGTACTGATGGCATATTATGGTCCTGGTGGGGTGTCTACCCAAGGTCTACCTTCTATTAGCCCACCTGGGTTTGGATTATCTACGACAACATTACCACTATAATATGTAGGTAATTCTGAAATGTCGTAGTAAGGTCTGCTATTACCTAATTCTAATCGTTCTAATTCAGACAAATCAAGTTTGCCAACTTGTCTATCTTCTAGTGTGGGTAATCTTGCTATTTTGTTTGCAGTACGCAATGATGAATCTTCTATTATATTATAACTTGCTAAGGTATTTGCAGTGTTTAGTTCTATATTATTAAAAACTAAACTAAACCAACTTACATTACAACTAGTTGATGATTCAATTACATCCTTTAAATCACCTACTGTGTTACCATCATCTATTGAGTATGGATCATACTGTGCAGCGTTTAATAAACTTTGAACTGTGATGTTTATAGTGGTCATTATTCACCCCTATATTGTAAATTTGGATATAATGGGAAGGTAGAGGATTTTAAATCTGCAGGATGTTTAGGACCATTGACTCCGCCGCCTGCATCTTTAGTAACCATATCAACAGTTGCTATGACTGTATCAGGGCTATTTGCTAATGGACTTTGGTAGTCATCGTCACAACCACAGTCGCTTGATATTTCATCTGCGAAATCTGATTTGTTTTCGTCTTGCCCATCAAGATTATCTATTAAATCAAGTAGGTTTCTTAATATTTCTGTAGCTCTCATCTTTATATTTATCTACCCTACCGTTCCTAAGTCAGGGTCTGTATCCCATGGATCAGACTGACCCGGAACAAATTTAGGCTTCTTAAGTTTCTCAGTATCTAATGGAACTGCATTTGGATCGTCTTTTGATGGATCGTATAACTTTGGCTGTTTTGGTAGTTGACCAAATGTTTTTACATGTCGCTTATAATCATCCCATGTATCCCCTATTTCTTCAGGGTCACCTTTTAAGGCATCTTGTGTTCTACCGTAAAATTCTTTACGCTTTTGCATTTTTTCAAACGCACCCTTCATCTGATGAAATCTAGGGTCATCATCCTCATTTAGTATTTCATACATTCTCATAGTGGCTTTTCTCCTGTCATATAAGGGAGACTGAACCATAACTTGAACCATTCAGGTGTTCCTGGTTGTATGTTATTCTTCTTCATCATTTCTCCCTTCTCAGTGCCAGTCACACTCATGTTCATGCCACCAAGAGGACTCATGTTAGGCAACCCTGCAAGTTTTTTTAATTCTTGCAGGGTTGGTTCTTTTGTTTCAGGAATGTCTACTTGTTGTAACTTACTGTAACCATTCATCAACTTTGCTTGTTTCCATACATCAAAAGTCATGTATGTATTTAGCAAGTTACTTAACGTCTAATGGTCTACGTTTGGTTGCTAGAATAGCGTAATATTTCTCTCTTGCTTTGACAGGTTCACCTTCGTCATTTTGACCAACAGTTAGATCAAATTCAATATTGTTGAATTTTTCGATGTCAAAGCCAGTGCGAACTAGTAATGCTGCAAGTTGAGTTGAGCCTAAAATGCTATAATGATTAGGATTGTTTTCGTGCTTTCTGTCACAATCAGGGGCAGGAACTTCAATATAGATTGATGCATTTTGCTTTAATAGACGATTGTATTCCATTAAACTAAAGATCGGATAAGGACTGTGTTCTAATGCATGGCGTAAAAAGATAAAATCTACGCTCTCATCGTAATATCCATCAGCTTGTGGGATGAAACTTAAATCATAACCCTTTATAGTGTGCCCTTTGCTTTCGCACAACTTGATATCTTCGGGGCTTAATGTTACACCAACTACGTTAGTATACCCACGGGCTTTCATTTCGTCTAAGAAGTAACCTGGACCACATCCTAAGTCTAGAATGGCTGCATCTTTGGGTAGTTCTAGTGGGTCAACATATGATTCAACTACTTGTGTAGTTAATGATTTATGAAATCCGCTTTCACCTTCAGCGTAGATATGACTAGCATAAAGCCATTCATTATAAAATTTGAGTTTGATTAAATCTAGTGTATTGTTAATGTCTATCATACAAATCCTAAAAAGTATAAACTTACTTATTCAAGATTTGTAGTATAAATTATTTTCCAAAACCTTTGAATGATTGGATTGGGCTTGATTTGTTTGTGGTATCTAATTCCATACTTCTTAAATTACCATGGTTTGCATCTTGAAGCTTAGTACCTATAGCTTTTGCAGCCTGTTTCATCATATCCTGTTCTAGTTTAGTATATGGTTGAGCGGAATTGTCTTTTCCTATCCAACTTTCTGCGTCTACATTAATTGGAAATCCAGATCCGTCAGCACAAGCCACTGCCATCATCATACGATTTAATTCATAAATTCTATCATACCCGTCCGGATCACGAAACAAATCCACACCAACCGTAGCTTGTTTCTGACGTTTGGTCATTTTTGCCTTACGTTTTGCTTCGGTTATAAATTCTTTTGCTCTCATTAGGTGTCAATCTTGTATGAAATATTATGTGTGATGGTTGAACTGACAAAAGGACTCACAATAACTCTTACATTATTTGCCGAAACATCCATGTTATACGTAGTAACTGCATTGCCTGAAATTAATGTGTTAAATGCAGTAAATGACACATTTGATCCGTCACTACTTAGCAATGCAACTAGTGTCACAGTTTGACTATTGTTACTATTAGCCTCTCTGCTTGTTAAATCAAACTTACCAGCACTGAATTGACTAGTAGGAACAGCATAAATTGCGATAGGGCTAGTTGTATTTGTTATGAAGGTATGTGTATCAATAGTAGTATTTGGGTCTGCACCATAATTGATGCCACCTACCACTATGTCTGCTTTTAGTGAAGGAAACACTGCGACATTGAAATTCATAATGTTCGCATCTTCAGTAATATTGATATTACCTATGTTCAAGGCATTTGGACTTAGATATAAATTACCAACTTGTCTTACTGGGTCTCCAATGCTCATGGCATCATCTACAAGTGGCATAATATTTGCCCCTATATAGAAGTTACCCTCATCGGGATTGAAGTTTAAATTTGTACTTGATGAGAACGAATTAGTTATGATGTTTCCGTTCACAGAAACTAACTTAAATTGAACATCCCCGTTACTCCCTGACGGGGTAAGATTGCTTGCAGTAGCAAAATTATTGTTAATTTTGATGTATGCAACACGAAGTGGATCCCCTGACCCGTCGTTTGGAAGTGAACCTACATTAATTACTTCATATGCCATTTCATAATCCTGTTTGTCTAGTATTTATCGCCTAGATAAATAATATATTATGAGAAAACTACTATCTATACTTTTAATGACTTTTTCAGTCAACCTGTATGCTGCTAAAGCACCTCAGGGCGTTACCTATGACGCACAAATCCTAAGAGTAAGCGACGGAGACACAATCGTGATTTCTGCTCCTTTCCTACCCCAGCCTCTAAAACCTGAACTTGCTGTCAGAATCTATGGGGTAGACACTCCTGAAAAGGGCCATCGTGCCCAATGTCCGCAAGAAAATGAAAGAGGTTTACTTGCATCTAAATTCACAACTAACGCTGTAGCAAAGTCAACTAAACGTCAAGTTGTTCTATATGGGTGGGACAAGTTTGGTGGTCGTGTTCTAGGAGATATTGTACTAGACGGTCAAAGTCTACGTGGTATGCTAATTACTAATGGATTTGCTAGAGAATACTTTGGTGAAGCGAAACAAAGCTGGTGTAATTAATTACTTCCCAACTTTTTCGTAGATATTCTTTTGTATTTGATACCAGTCTTGCCAACCTCTAGCTATAACTGCACATTCGTAATACAATGTGTAGTTATTTGACACAGAAGTAGCAATTTCACTTAACTTAGCATCTTCTTTAACCTGTGACAATGCGGGGCATTTAGTCATTAGCATGTCAGGTGCCTCAGGAAACTTAGCTTTTACAGGGACTACTGTAGAGCAACCTGTTAATAATATGGAAATTAGTAAAATCTTTTTCATTTTGTTGGCTCCTGAGCCGCATCATTTAACGCTTTGTAGAATTCTTTAGGAATTTCACACTGTCCACCAGGCATAAACTTTGTATCGTATTTGACTATTTCTTTGTCAATATATTTTACAATGTCACGACCGCGAGTTTTAATATATTCTTTCTTTACTACTATCTTTTGAACTAATTTAACGTTTTCTTGTGCTGATTTAGCTTCTGCTTCTGCGACTTGCTTTTCCATTTCAGCAACTTTTAGCTTCCAAGTTTGCTCGTTTAGAATAGCCCCTTCCATAAATATACCAAAAGTAAGCAACACCAAACTTATAATTTGTATGGGTAGCTTATACTTATTAACTAAAGGTATGAAGGCTAATAGAAATCCAGCTATGATTCCTATAACTCCTGCTAATGCAATTGAATGAAAGACCCAGTCGGGTGTAAATGATAGTATCCACATACACTTATTTAGCACCGAAGTAGTCCGAATTCCTTAACCAGTCGTAATATTTTTTAAATCCTTCTTCTACGTTGACTTTAGGGCTATATTCAAAATCTTGTATAGCTTTTTCAATACTTAATCTTCCTCGTTTAGGGAAGCTTAAGTCTCTAGGACCCACAATCAACTCGCCCTTACCTGCTAACTGTATAGCAAGTTCTGCTGCATGTTTTAAAGTCCACATACGATCTGCGCTACGGGTAATATTGTAGATTTGATTTGTGGTGTTAGGGCTTAGTGCTGCTTGAACTATGCCCCCTGCTGCATCATCTACATATGTAAAGTCAAGTATCTCATCTGGTCCATTAACTTTTAATGTCTGTCCTCGTATTGCCCCTAGAACAAATTTGCTAACCACCCTATCTTCCACATCAAGTTCGCCGTATACAGCACTAGGGCGAACAATAACATGTTCAATACCAGTCCTGCGAGTATAATCTTGTACAAGTTTCTCTCCCATTAGTTTAAAGATACCATACTGCCCAATGGGATTACATACACTATCTTCTGTTACATCATGTTCAAAGTCTCCATAGACCATACTTGAACTGATATATAAAAATCGTTTTACATTATTCTTAATTGAGGCTTCTAATAGATTAGTAAGCCCCTCACACATAACTCTTGCGCCCATTGCAGGATCTGCTTCTACTGCTTTTTGTCGTGGATAACTAGCACAATGAATTACTAAATCAGGTTTAAAATTTCTAAAAATGTTGTTAACAGGATGTATGTCAGATATATCAACTAAGTGATTAATGTGCTTTTTAAGCTTCCTCATTCGTTGAGAAATAAGATAATCTATTTGTTGCTGAGGTATGAATCCATAGTTAGTATGATTGTCCATAACACATATTTCATGTTCATCCTGTAATTTTGCAACAATGTTATGACCTATAAGGCCCATACCACCTGTGACTAGTATCTTCATTCGTATTTTAGTTTGTAGTAAGTTAACTGTTCTTCAGACATTTCAGCAGTAATAGTGTACTGCCAACCGTATTCGTAAAAACATCTATGCCAAGTAGGTTCTATAGCATTTTTCATTACCCAATGACCTTTTTCTGATTTTTCCCACTCAATTAAAGTTTGTGCTGCCCATAAATCAGGATCTTCAACATCGCTCATATTAAATTTATGAACAATAACTTTGATCATACTGCCATTGTAGCCTTTAATGGACCATGACTCTGATAGTCCTCTAAATGAATATCATCCATTGTAAACTCTGTAATGTCTTTAATATCAAAATTTAAAAACAATCTGGGTAGAGGATATTCTTCTCTAGTAAGCTGTTCTTTTACCTTTTCTACATGATCTTTGTAAATGTGTGTGTCACCCATACTAATCATTAACTCACCAACTTTAAGATTACATACATGAGCAATCATGTGTGTAAGTAATGCATAGCTTGCAATATTAAATGGAAGACCTAAGAAAACATCTACACTACGTTGATACATGTGGCAGCTGAGTTCATTGTTTTTGTTCACATAAAATTGACTCATTATATGACAAGGAGGCAGTGCCATATCTTCTAACTCAGCTACATTCCAAGATGAAAGTATATGGCGTCTGCTATATGGGTCTTGTTTAATTTGTGTGATTAATGTTTGTAATTGGTCAATACTAACTCTAACAGGTGGCTTATCAGTTTTCACCCAGTCACGCCATTGAACTCCATATACACGACCCAAATCACCCTCAAACTTTGCTTTATGTTTCCAATAACTTGCTTGTGCGTTTGGTGTCCATATCGTAACAGTTCCTTCACTTGTGCCATGTGTAATCTCTGCTAGTCTGCGTTCATCACTACTTCCTTCAATGAACCAAAGTAGTTCACCTACACAGGCCTTCCAAGCCAACTTTTTAGTTGTGATGGCTGGAAAGCCCCTACGCAAATCAAAGCGAATACTACGTCCAAACACACTAATAGTGCCAACGCCAGTTCTATCATCTCTAATCTCTCCGTTAGTTAATATATCTTCTAAAAGGTTATGGTATTGTTTCATAATTTACTTAAAATTCTATCAGTTTCAGGTTGCACGGTATCAGCAATAGTTTCTATGTTAAGAATGAATTCAAGATTAACTATGTCATCATCCAACTCATACAATTTTTTATTCACTATTTCTTCAATATAGTCTGGTTCAAATCCTTGCTTTATTAAAGAACTAATGTTTATTGTATGTTGCCGTTTGCCTCTTAATTTAACAACAATCTTCTTTACAAATTGGATTGGGATTCTATTTTTTTCAACACCTTCTAAAATATCTTCCCACTTATCAAAAAAGTTAGGCGACATTCTTTACTTTTTTAGCTTTCACAGGTTTAGGTGCTACTTTAGGATTTAATGATGCTGCTTCATCCTTTAAACGTTTTGCTTCAGCTAATAGTCCATTGGCTTCACGTTCCATTTTGTCAGCTTGCTCTAAACGCTGTTGCGCTAATGCCATGTCATCTAATGCACCTGGTGATGCTGCATTAGATTGAGTTTGATTACGCATTCTACGTGCAACATCGGCTGGATCTTGTAGGCCTGAACTTGCGTCAAGTTCTGACAATCTTTTAACTGCTGCCTCACCTAATGCCATTTCATCTAATATTTTATTAAGTTCTTCTAGCTTAATTTTTGTACTTGGTGTAGGTGTCATTACAACCTGTGATGTTTGAATCTTTTTAAGCAATCCCTCAGAATGGAAAACTTGTAAAATTATTTTACCGTCAACTGTAAAACTTCTATTCAGTGCATCAGCTAGATTTTCACTATTTTGCCCAATATCACTTTCAATACAGCGCATCAATGCATCATGCAAATGTGAATTTAGTATCTCAGAGTACACAATAAGGCACATATGAGGTTCGCCCGGAACCTCTCTAAAAATTACCGCAACCTTTCTATCTCCAACTTTACCAACATGTCTTGTAAAACTCATATTTTTCTCCTATAGGCTTATAAGCACAATTATTTAATTGCAAATACCGTCTAAGAGATTTTTTAATTGGATGCACTTGCCCAAAGTAGTTCATACATCATTGCATCTTTTTCATCTTCAAAATAGACACAATAGTTAGATGTAATAAACTTCCCATCAGTTTCCATTGGTGCAAAAGCATAACGTCCTGACGTATTATTTTGAACCCATTGTTTACCTTGAAAATTGACAGTAGTTGGACACTTGATGAAATGGCGCGGAACGAAGTCTAACTCTCGCTCCGCAAACCATACTATAGGATTTACAATCACGTAATTACTCTTTTTTGATTGTCGGTTACTCTGTCACTATACAATTGATTTCCATGCTTGCGAACCCAATTAGCCATATGTTGCGGATCAGCGTCAAATGCTTCTCTAATTGAACTTTCGGTTACGTCATCATCGGCATTGAACGTGTATATTTCGTAATTACGTTGTGGATTATATCTAGCCCGTAGCATCAATTCATTAAACGGAATGTATGGTTGAGGTAATTCCATTAATGCATTATAGGTTGATTTAGCTGACCACTCGGTAATATTGAAAAGGCTTTCTAAGCCATAACAATCCCAAACTGCAAGATATGTTTTAGTCTTGCTCATCATCATTGCCTACCATTTTGGCAAGAGCATAACCAAACAAACCAACACATGCCAATAAAATTATACCCACTGTTAGTACAACATAAAATTCAGTCATAATGATCTCCTTTATTTTTCATCATAAATTGCGAAAGTACCGAACGGGGGATTAGGATCTTTATCACCATGAATGATCCATGTAGTGTCGCAATAATTTTCATCACCCCAACTACCGCAAGGATAACCATCAGTGAATACAATCAATCGTTTCGGCACGTTGCCAATTTCTTTCAAGTATTCAAAAATAGCATCAAAGTCAGTACCACCGCCACCTTGCGGCTCATACTCATCAATAGTTTCCATATTCTCACTATTGAAGTTTTGTGGATTATAAATTTCAGTATCAAAACAGAATACATGAACTTTATAACCATCAAATGCATCCATCATACCTGCAATTTCACCTAAGAATGCTTTTGCTTGGCGGTCGCTAATTGAGCCACTCATGTCAAGTGCAACAACAACATCAATTTCTTCACCAGGTGTCATACCAGGCATAACTGCATCCATATGCCAGCCTCTACGTGAAGGGCGCATCCAGCTATAGTCAGTGCGAATTGCACTAGTCAAATTAGTTTGAATCAGTTCACGCCAAGGCATAACTGGATTAGTAACATCTTTGATAAGACGTTCAACACCTTTAGGTACAGTACCTGCTTCGGCACTTTGTGCAGCCTGAAGAATTGCCTGCTTCATTTCTTGACGGGCTTGTTCACGTTCTTCAGCAGACATTTTCGGGCGTTTGCCTTTGCCACTGCCATTACCGTCACAATCACTTTCCATGCCATCATCTGAATCATCACCATCACCATCCATGTGATCATCAAGCATTTTATCAATCAGTTCCTCAATACTAATTTTCTGAATGTTTTTCATGAGGTCATCATAGATAGCCTCAGCAGCCATGCCGTCATATTTGCTTTCGTACAAGCAAGGCACACTTGTAATGAACTCACCTACTTTGTGACGTTTCAAGTCTGCGTTAACAGCATAGTCATCCGCAATGTTCCAGATTTGAGGATCACGACTACCTCGGCGACCCATGTGATCGTATACAACGTGCAACACCTCATGACCAACTAGAAACTCAACCTCTTTAGTTTTGAGTTTAGTAATGAAACGTGAATTGTAATAGAAACGCTTGCCGTCAGTAGCGGCAGTACTGCACCATTCATCTGCGTTAATCAGTTGAAGGCGAGTTGCAAGGTTACCGAAAAAACTGTGACGCAATAACAGACCTACACGTGCGGTCACTAATCGTTCACGTGCGATAGCATCAACTTTAGGATCCATAGGACCTACTAGGTCCTCAAATTTTCTGCTACGTTTTGATTTTTTAGCTGGTGCGATAACATCACTCATAATATGCTCCTGTTCGTTTAGTTTTATTATTATATCTCATCACTGATTTATTGTCAATGTAATGTGCGACTGTCACTTTGGACAAGTGATGCAATTGCTTCTTCAAGTACATCACGAAATTCTGGTTCTTCATCCAAAATATTTTCATCCATTGGTTGTGAAAGTTCTTCAATTTCACCACTTTCTGCTAAGCGTTGAATTTCAGCAACCATTGCATCTAGTTCGTCCTGTGTGCCATCAAAATCATCAAATGCACCAGGAGCAAAAATTACCTTAATTGGTTTCTTTTCTTCAGTCATATCTTATCCTTTA